GCTCCATCTGCCGCTTGAACTCCAACGGCGTCTGCCATGGATTCGGCTTGATCTTAAGCAGACGGTGCGCGGGATGCTCGGTCGCAATCCGCTTCTTCCCGCCCGACTCAACCAGGTTGAGCGGCAGCATGCCGATGGTCCCGCAGATAAGGGACAGGCACCTCAGCACCGCCATGTTTCGCAGCTGGTAGCCGCCGCCGCCGTTGCCTCCCTGGGAACGAATGAACTCCAGCAGGGCCGGATCATTCATCCCGGAAAAGTGTCCGGCTTCAGCGCGCGCGCCTGGCGTCGAAGGCGGCTCAATGGCGGCTGGTGGGTTCCAGTACCGGTCCAGAGACGCCAGAGCTTCGGCATTGAAACGAGACATGTGGTTCCTTATAGGAATCGGATGCCGCGGCTCTCATACACAGAGGGACCGCGAGCAGATGGATTGAGTGCCATCAACGACACCGCGTTGAACAGCGCCATCAGCGGGTCGATCTTTGCCGTACCGCTGACCTGCTTGGTGATCGTGATGGCGTTCCCGGCAGGAACCACCTTTGCATTGCCAACGCACCACGCCATAAGCGGCTGCCCGGCATGGATCAGATCACCACCAGCCAATGCGCGCTCGGTCGTTTTGATGGCGCCATTTAGCTTCCAGCCCTGAGACACCGCTACGATCTGCTTGAGATCAATCCTGCGGGCTTCCGTGGTCAGTTCATCGACAATCGCACCGATGCCGGCTGGATCGACGCCGATGGCGTTCTCCTCCGGCATCAGTCCTGCTGCTTTCATCTTGCAGATCGCATCAGCGACCTGGTCAACATCCTGGCCCGGCAGCTTCACGATTGTCAGATCACCTGCCGCCTCAAACTCTTGAAGCTTGGTGACAATGTCCTTGCGGCGCTGCAGGACGATCTCATGCGCCCATGCGTGAGCCCAGGCCAGCCACTTTCGTGTTTCGCGCTCACGCCCCACAGCAACCAAGCCCAGCAGGTCATCGAGGCCGCCGCCGTCGATACCGCTGGTGACCACCTCGCAGCGCTGTAGCAGGTCCTCCAGGGTGGCCACCCGTTCCGGCCGGGCCTGTTGCAGCCAGAAGTCAGCACCCGCCCATCGGTCAGAGCGCAGGTTCAGTCCTACCTCGACGTTGGCGTGCTTGGCCAAGAAGCCGCGCAGGGAATGCTCTCCAGCCTGGTCGGCCTTCTCGTACTCGCGTCGCAGGAACTCCGAGTCCACCGAGACCCCAAAATTGGGGTTCACCAGCGGCATGTTCTCCAGCTTCAGGTGATCACCTGCGCTGACCATTTCCGGCGGATGCTCGTACAGCACCGGCAGCGACTGGGGGTCCAGGATCTTGCCGTCGCGCACGTCCCGCATGCGCTGCAGGTCCTGTCTGAACACGCCAGCCGGTGGCTCGTCCGACTGAGTCGTCAGTTTGATGACGATCCCTTCAGGCCTTGAAGCCAACCCACCGACTGCCTCGCGGAACATGGCCTCAGCATTGGGCCGCTTGCCGAAAAGCCATTCCTCGTCGATCAGAACCCAGCTTGCCTTCTTGCCACCGACAGTTTCACTGTCAGCGGCAACCACTTTCAGGGTGGCCCCCATCGTTCGATGGGTGATGGTGCGCACATGGTCCTGCACATGGAACAGCTCGGACAGGTCGTCATCGACCTTGATCATGTCCCGCGCTGGAGCGAAAGCGTTGTTCGCAATCTCGACCGTCGGCGCCAGGATGATCATCTCCGCCGACACTCGCCAGTTCAGGATCAGCGCGGTCACCATGATCCCCGCCGCCAGCGTGGACTTGCTGTTCTTCTTGGGGATAAGCATCAGCACTTCGCGAATCAGCCGACGCCCGGTCTCAGCGTCGTATGCGCCGAAGATGGCCGCGACGAAGTCGAAAACCCATGACTCGCATGCCTCACCAAAGGTCGGGCTGCCGGGCGCATCGACGATACGCAACTGCTTGAATACCGCCAGAGCCTCCTGGGCCTGAACCGGATAGATCGGTGGCGGGATGATCGACTTCCCGGCCACCAGCCTCTCGGCCCAGTCGGGGCATGCGGTCGTATAGAGCGGCACACCCATATCAGTTCATCCTCGGCCGCGGTGGCGCAGAGGGGGCGAATCGGCCCGCCACCGCCTCGGCCTTCTTCTGCCGCTGCTCCTTCTTGCCGCCCTCACCCTTCTTCGCATGGGTATAGGGCAATGCAGCAGAGGCAGCCTTAACCTGAATAGCCGTAGCCGCCACCTGGCCAAGGGCGATCAGCTGGAGCAGGGTGAGCATGTCCGTTTCTTCTTGCTCGACAGCGACCGCCTTGGTGCGCTTCAAAGTACCGCCTTTCGGCTGGGGCTCCAGCTGGACATCTACCGCAGCAGCCTTCGTGGCCGGCGCCGCAGCGGCCTTCGTATTTGCTGATTTCTTAGGCGGCGCGGGCGTTGAAAGCTTGGGCTTTCGACCGGCGCCAGGCCTTGCGCCGCCTGCGTTCTTGCGCGCGCCGCCGCTCTTGCCTTTGACACCTGCCATTTGCTGATTTCCATTCCTGCGGGATTTTTTTCCACGCGTGCGGGGGGACGCGGTCTAGGTCCGAATCGTCCCCATACTTTTGATGCCCCCTACCGTACGGAGAGCGGTCGAGCGCGTGGAACATCCGCAAACGACCGTTGGCTCAGGCGTGTTTCACGCTCGCGACGCGCTCCGCTCCAGCCTCTGCTTTGCCCCGTCGTGGCAAGGCTTGCACAGCGGCTGGTGGTTCTTCGGATCCCAGAAGAGGCGGTGGTCGCCCCGATGCGGAGTGATGTGATCGACGACCGACGCCGCCACCACCCGCCCCTGCGCTCCACACATCACGCACAGCGGATGCGCCTCAAGAAAGCCAGCTCGATACTTCTGCCAGCGGTATCCATAGCCACGCTTGGCGCTGCTCGTCTCCGCGCCGCGCCAGCTTCCTGGAGTCACGCTCTTGATCCGCGTCGACACAGCGGTGATGCGCGGAGGGACAGTGCGGAGACGTGGCATCAGTAGGTATTCCCATCCAGGTCACGCCGCTCAGATCCGGATCCCTCATCCTCCACCGGCAGCCCAGCTTCCTCGCCCAGCAGCTGTGCAACAGCCTGGACCAGCAGGCCGACGTGCACTCCAAGCTCGGCGATCTGCTTGCCCTGCTCCACGATGGTGGCGTGCTGCTGCTCGGCTAAGCCAAGCAGCTTGTCGAGCCGGCTATCGCTCACGATCCACCTCGATCACCGCTTGGCAGGCACGAACGTGGTCGTCGGCGTCTCGTCCGATTTGAACAAGAGCGCCCGCGACCTCTGCTCGTAGTTGGGCTGTCTGGTCACGTTCGACGGCGCCGGCGACGGCTTGGGACAGGAGGCTGGTGCTGCAGGTGGCGAGGTCGTCGCGCAGCTGGAGACGACCATCGCGCAGGTCAGCCACAACAGCAGCAGGGACGGCCTGAGCCGCGGTGCGGTCTTCTTCATGCTTGGCTCCGATGTTGGCCAGATCTTCGGCTTGCTGGTGTTCGACGGCCCGGGCCTGCTGCTCAACCTGTAAGGCTTGCTTACCGGTTGCCACCTGGGTCAGGGCCTCATTGCCCTCGGCCCGGTCACCGCGCCACGCCCAGCCTGCGCCGAACATGGCTGCGGACCAGAGCACGAACCCGGCAAGTACCGCTGCAGGGTGCGTCATGGCCGGCCCTCGCACATGGCGCGCTCAGCAGCACGGCGGTTGGCCAGCCCCTGCACGCGCTTACCGCCCGCGTAGACCCAGCGCTCCAATTCAGGGCACCAGGCCGCTGCAGGTTGGCCAGCATTGATCTTGCGCACCAGCGTCGAGTTGCAGGCTGCTGCCACGCCGACGTTGTAGGTCCAGCTCAGCACCGCCGCCCACTGACGTTCACCGAGCGGCACCTTGATGCACTGGCTGACTCCGGTCAGGTAGACCCCGAGACGGCTGTTGAGCTTTGCTGCGCATTCCTGCTCGGTGTAGACCGCCTTCTCCGGGCGGCTGGTGTCGCCGTAGCAATACGTGCTCACACCCACAATGTCGATGTATGGCGTGGGCGACCAGTCTTCCCAAGGCTTCACCAGCGCAGTTCCGGCCAAGGCGATCACCGCAGCGGCGCTTACGCCGATCAGCTTGGCCTTCATGCCTGCGCCCTCTGCCGCCACTCGCGGATCCAGCGCCACCCGAGGTAGCTGATCTGGGCGACCAGATAGATGATCGTCAGCACCACCACCACGCGGTCGAGGTTCGCACCTGCGGCCACCGCGCCAGCCACCGTCACCGGTGGCACAGCCTTCGCTGCAGCACCTGCGGCGGTGCCGATGATTTCGTCCTTCATGGTGGCCCCGTTGCTTGTCCGGTTCGGCATATGCCCCTCCCGGTTGATAGGTGCCCGCCCCTAGCGCCGGCTGGGCACGAGAGTTAGTCCGGCTGGGACGCGGGCAAAGAAAAAGCCCCGGCTGGCCGGGGCTTGCGATTGGATGGTGGCAAGAATGCCCCCTTTTTCGATGACCTAGGAAGTCATCGTTATGCGGCTCTGGACAGAGCCTTGTTGAACTCAGCGGCAGCGCGCGCCTCAGCAGCGCGGAAGTTGGCCAGCATCCATTCGTAGACCGGTCGCCAGAACCGGCTGTACGCCGAGCAGTCTGCGCCGATAGAGGTGCCGCGCTTGCGCCCACTGAACGGCTCGCGCCCGCTCCCGCCGCAGCGCTGGCATTTCAGGACCCCAGCGACTGCCGGATCGCGGATGACCCTCTTTCCCTCGCAGTCCTGGCATTCGCAGCATTCCGCCATTTCACCGATGACGGCTCCCGCGAGCACGCCCAGCTGTTCCATGGTGTTGTTCGGCCACGCCGCAGCGCGCGCATCTTCCAGGGCCTGCTCCGTGCGCCGCAGTTCCCGGCGCTGCACATCGGTGGTCTGGCCACCGCCCCAGCCGATGCTGGCCTTAGCGATGCCGAAGTTCGTCCTGGCATCTGCGAGAGCATGCATCTGGCGTGTGAACTCAGGCGCCACCAAGGCGATCACCTCCTGCCGCAGCTGCTCACGACGGCGGGACCCACTCTCTGGCCACCACAGCGCCTCCAGCAGCTCGCGGCCCAGCCCGTTCTGGACGAATGCCAGAGCCGCCACGATCTCCTGCGAAGACGGCCCGCCAGCGCTGCCGTCATAACTCATTGCCTTCGGGCCCGTCCCGCTGGACAGCAGCTCGCGTGCGTCTTTCATCCCCTTCCCCTTAATCGATCTCGTCGGTTGATTTCGCGGCGCAGCGCGCGTGATCGGCGCAGCGCCTGCTCGGCCTTCCCGCGCTGGCCCGGTGCCGTCCACGCCCGGTTCCATCGCATTTCGGCTATCTCCTGCTGGAGGCTGCTCAGCAGCTCCAGCGCCTTGTCGTCATAGCGGGTCAGGTCCATTCACCCAGCATTGCGCGCGCCCGTCGCAGCGGCCGCGACCACCCCTTACTGCGCTGTGCCAAACCGAGCGATCAGCGCCGCATCCGCCAGCGCCTGCCCCTCTGCCTTCTTCCCCAGCGCGTCCCATGCCGGCCACAGCTGAACAGCGCGCGACCTGGCCGCGTCCTTGTCCGCGCCGATCAGCCCCGCCCGCTTCTTCCATGCCTGCGGCGTCACCAGCGTGGTCGGGATCATCAGCGCCGCCACCACGCCCTCAGCCACCCCAGCGGCATGGCCAAACCCGAAGGACGACGCCACACCCTGGCGCGGCATGCTGTGGACCTGCTCGATGTAGGCGTGCTGCACGTCGTGGTGCCCGAGGAACCGCGCCAGCGCTGCAGAGTCGAGTCGGCTCGACTTCCCCAGCCGTACCAGCGGGGCACGCATCCATTCCACCGGCACCAGGTCGCGGTCGCCGGCCAACAGCACGATGGCGCCGCTGCAGCCCGGGTCGATTCCAACCACGCGCCTCACCGTGCCACCTCCGGGCCGGCCGGCTCGGCCGCATAGTGCGTGATCGCCGAGTTGTCACCGCGCCAGCTGGCGAACACCGGCCGTTTGCTCACCGAGTCCCACAGCATCAGCCGGCGGCCGTCCTGCGGTGCGGCAGCGATGGGCATCCAGTTCACAATGGCCGCCGCTTCCATATAGCGCTCCCGCATCTGCGCCGGAGTCACGCGCCCTGCTCCCAGCTGGCCGTCAGGCGCTGCACTTGACCGCCCCGCGCCTGGTACTGCTCCACCGTCTCGGCCGGCCGCTGGCCGCCCTTTTCCTTGCCCCACGGCTTGGCCGGGGCCAGGTCGGCCAGCAGATCCAGCCGGGCACGATTGATCGTCATCTTGTCCGGCACTCGCGGGCTGGATCCCTGCCCCGCGCGGATCCGCTCCCGATATTCCTTCGTGAGCTGGCTGTCCCTCGCCTTGCGCTGCTCCGGGGTCATCGGCAGTCGCTGCATGCGGGCGCCGGTGCGCTCGTAGAGCCCGGTCCTGCCCTCGCCCAGCTTCCGCAGATATCCGGCATCCATCAGGTCGCGCAGCGTCCGGCGGACCTTGCCGCGCTCGACGTACCCGACCACGCCCAGCCAGTCGGCCACCTGGATTCCCGTGATCTGCAGACCCGGGTTGGCTTCAAACAGCGCGCGCGAGCGCCCTGCATAGCTTTTGCTTCGATCCTTCATGCGGCTTTCCTCAGTTCGTTGATGTAGGTCTGCTGTGCGATCAGGTCGTCGTCCGATCCGAACGCTTCGTGGAATCTCTTGGACCAGTGCAGGGGCGGGCCCCAGCGGTCCACCATTTGCTTCTGCGTCATGTGTTCGCTGCGGTAGCGCTGGTGATGCCACTGGCACAGCGCGTAGCCGAAGAAGTGGCCGCGCCTGATGTTTCCCGACTTGGCGTGGTTGTATTCGCAGCCGTAGACCACGTAGCGCTGCGCCATCAGGCCCTGCGAGTAGCGCACCAGGCAGGCCATACAGGGACCGGTCTTGGCCAGCTCGATCCGGGCCGACTCTTCCTTCGTCGGCGGCGGGGCCTTCGACCACATCAGCGCAGCTCCGGCAGTGGGCCGGCATAGCGGGTGATCGGGATCTGGCGCATGCCATACCGCCAGACCGTGGTGCCACGGGTCGCGTACAGCACCAGCGGCTTGATCCCGTAGCCATAGGCGAGATACCAACCGGCCACAGCCACCGGCTCGGACACCGGACGCACTTCCAGCTCGACGTGGTCCTGCCTCATGCCGCGGCGCCGTGGGTGGAACCGAACAGTTCGGCGATCTCGGCCAGCCGCTTCCGGGTGCGCTCGTTCGCTTCCGGGCTCGCCTCCACTCGGCCGGCCAGGAGAGCCAGCGGGTTGAACGCAGGCGTGGCCGCCGGCAGCGACAGATACTCGGCAACCTGCTCATGCGCCAGGCGGCCAGCGTTGACCGCCTGCTGCAGCGCGGCGTCCCGGGCACCCGCGTCGTGGCCGAGCGACGGCTGGTAGACGGCGCAGCCGCCTGCAGCGCGCGCCTCCTTCACCAACCGGGTATAGACCTCCAGGAATGCCGCCCGGCCTGCGATCTTGTCGCCCGCTTCCACCAGCGGCAGCGCCGCGGTCCATGCGTCACGGGTCTGCTCACTCCACACCAGCGTCACTGCCTCGTCAGCGGCGCGAATGGCCACGGCCCACGCCTCGTTCGGGGCCGGGTGGCCGTCGTCGATGCGCTCCATGATCGCGGCCAAGCTGAGCCGGCCCTTGACCTCACGGCGGCAGGCGGTCAGCGCGCGCGCCAGCACCTGCAGCGGGTAGGTGGCCAGGTCGGTGACCATGTAGGCCGCGGCGGTTGGGCGGATCTGCTCGCCCATCACCTCAGCCGTGGCCACCAGCATTTCGACCAGCGTGTCCTGATCGGCATCACTGAGCATGGGCGTTCCCCTTCATGCGGCGCAGCAGCGCCTTGGCGTCGTCGGCGGCCGAGGCGTTGGCCTGGGTCTGGTCCTGCTGCTGGGCACTGGTCGCGGTCATCTGCCGGCCGGTGAACCACTGCGTGCGGTAGGCCTCGCACTTCGCCAGTAGCGCGCCCAGGTCGTGCATGTTCTGCACCACATAGCGCTCGTTGACGGTCAGGAACCAGCCGGCGACTGCCGGTGCCTCGGTGTGCCCAAGGCGCTGCACCAGCTGCTTCACGTTGGCGTTGACCTTCGCGTTGCGGACAGGTGCGACACCGTGGCGCTCGCGGTAAGCGGTTGCGTAGGCCACCCACGTGGCCCGGCATGCGGCCTGCAGCTCGGTCTCTGGATCCCCCACCAGCGGCGCGGCCGACAGGCCCGCCGGAAATGACGGTTCTTCTGACGGTTCATTGATGGTTATATGACGGTTAGGCGGCACGGGGCGCACCTCCAGACCTGCGCCCGGTGCACCCCCTCCTGCAGCGGGCGCATCCCCACCTGCAGCGGGCACACCCCCTGCATGGGGCGCAGCACCTGCGCCCGATGCAGCACCCGATTTGCTGGCCTTGCGAGAACCCTTCGACGGTGCTGCTGCCGTGTCGAAGTTCGCCGGGGTGACGTTGTAGACCGTGCTGCTGTTGAACCGATGGGCGCGGGTCAGCAGGCCAACCACCTCCAGATGATCCATGGCGGTGCGCACAGCGCGCGGCGACATGCAGCACCGCGTGGCGATGGTGCCCACTGCCGGCCAGCACACGCCGTCGTCGTTGGCCTGATCGGCCAGCGAGATCAGCACGGCCTTCTGCGTGACGCTCAAACCCTGCAGCGGCCAGCACTGCGACATGATGATGGTCGACATGTCAGAGCCCCAGGTCCAGGTTCTCGCCCGGCGCAACCGGGAACCACGTACATGCGCTCTTGCCGGTCGTGCCGCACGGGGCAGCAGGGCCGCGCCAGATCGTTCCCTGGCGGGCCAGCTCCGGCAGCCGCCGGCCGAGCATGTGGCGGTCAAGGCCAGTCAGCACGGCCAGGTGCAGGCTGCTCTGCCCGGGATGGCGCTTCACTGCCGCTGCTGCGCGGGTCCGCTGGTCCAGCAGCTTGCCGGTGGCGATAAGGTCCGCGGCAGCCGCGTGGCTGCTGTTGGGATCGTTGGTACGGGCAAGCTGGGTCATCGGGCCGCCCTCCCCTTCGCTGCAGCGCGCGCGACGTTGCGCTCCAGCCGATTGGCCATCGTGCGCAGCGCGCGGATCTCGGCAATCATCTGCTCGGCCTCGGCGTTCGTGATGGTCGAGTCGGCGATGGCTTCTACCGCGGTGCCGGACAGCTTCCCGACGCGACTGGTGATCTCCAGCAGCTTCATCTGGATGGCGCCAATCTCGTCGGACCAACCACCCTCCGGTGCCGGCGGCACCACATCGGCGGCCATGCCGAAGCGCGCCACCAGCGACTGCAGCCAGCCCAGCGCGCGCTCGCCGCCGCCAGCCTGCTCCTGCATCCACTCGGTCAGCAGTTCGGCGATCTGGAGCGTCACCGACTCACCCTCCAACCCGCGCAGCTTTGCGCGCAGCGTCTCCGGGTGCATCGACTTACCCCGGCGCTGGGCCAGGTACGCAGCTGCAGCTTCCACACCACCCGGCGTCTCGCGCACGGAGTTGTAGAGGTTGTCGAGCCAGTTCAGGGAGGAAGTGCGGCAGGTCATCGGGTCACCTTGGGAGGGACGGTGTTTCAGGGTTTCGGGCTGAGCCCGCGCGGCGCACGATGGGCGCCATGGACAGAGACAACTCAGGGACGACGGCCAGGGATGGCCTTTCAGGCGGTGTCGACAGGACCGATGCGGTCGGCGTCGGGGTCGGTGTTGACCGGAGCGGCGGGAGCCTGCTGGTCGGTGTGGCCAAGCAGCCTCATTACCTGCGGCAGCTCCGGAACCATGTCTTCGTCAGCCCATCCGCTGACCTGCTCCACCGGCAGACCCAAGACCTTGGCGAGGTGCGCATCACTATTCAGGCCCATCCGGGCGCGCAGCGCGCGCTTGCTCATGCGGCTGTCGACCAGCGCACCGACTGGATTGCTCGCGGCCACCGGCTCGCTGATCGAGCCAGGGTTACCCCCGAAAACGTCCGGACGGAGCTGATGGCGAGAAATACCCGTTGCAGCCTCAATCGCAAGCACGTGGCGCGAGGGAACGGGGCGACTGCCGCTGACCCACTGATTGACTGCTTGCGGAGATACACCCAACAGGCGAGCGATACCGGCTTGGCCGGCTCCCGACTTCTCGATGGCGGTGGCGATAGCGTTCATTGCCGCAGCTTAAGCGTTGCTTTAGTTTTCAGTCAAGCAATGCTTTCTTACATTTGGCGCTAGCGGGATGGACAATCAAGCGATGCTTGACAATTCCGCCATGGCGGCCGCCATCCGTTCGGCCATTGAACAGTCCTCTCTCACGCAGAAGGGGATTGCGGATGCCTTTGGCGTTACAGAACAGGCCGTATCCGGATGGCTCAGAACCGGCAAGGTTGATAAGCGGAAAATTCCTAAGCTCGCTCAGCTCACTGGCAAGCCGCTATCTCACTTCGGCATGGGCGAGGCTGTCGAAGTAGTCGCGGCTACTGCGACCCACCAAAGCTATGTTCGCGTGCAACAGCTGGACGGAGACGCGGACATGGGGGATGGGCGTATCAATGATGATTTTCCGGACATTGTCCGAGCGATGGATTTCGCACCCACCTACATCAGGTCGATAGTCGGCTTTGTACCTGCACCTGGTCGACTGGTGCTAGTGACGGGTCGAGGCGACTCGATGATTCCGGTCATCAATCCTGGGGAATCCCTGATGGTGGACACCGGCGTCACTTCGTTCGACGGCGACGGTATCTACCTGCTCAACACGGGCAATGGCCAGCAGGTTAAAGCGCTCCAAGATCGCGGCGATGCTGTGTACGTGGTGAGCGCCAACTCAGCGCTCTATCCAGCGTTTCCGATGCCCCGAAACACGGTGATTGGCGGCAAGGTCTATCTTCGGAACCGGATTGATCGTTTCAACTAATGGATTAGACGCCTTAGGGGGCAGCGTGGCACTGATTTCTTGTGTGGAGTGTGGTCGCCAAGTGAGCGACCAAGCAGAAGCCTGCCCGAACTGTGGTCATCCGGTTCGCCCAAGGGTGATTCAACCAATCGTCCTGCCGCAGCCTGCCCAAGCGGCACCGGCCGAGCCGCCGAAGAAAAAATCTTCCGGCTGCGCGATTCTCGTGCTCCTCCTGATCGTGTTCATCGTGGTCGCTTCGTGCCTGCCGAGATCTGACACAGACACTTCCCCATCGCAACCTACGGCTAGCGTGCCTGGTGAGACGGAAGAGCAGCAACGAGCGAGACTTCTTACGGAAGCAACTGACAGCGCGCGAGCAATCGAAGCTAGGCGTGATTCTGCCCAGCTCCTTGCATCGCGCTTTCCTACGACTGACGAGGGGAAGAGTGGGGCAAAGCTTGCCGGAGAACTGCAGGAGCAAATCCGTAAGGCAAATCTTGGTAAGCAGTGGAACTACTGGAAAGACACTGACTCGATGACCAGCAAGTCGGTGCTTGGCGCCGCGGTTCTGAGCAGCAACACCCAATCGTTCTCCAGCCCTTACGACGGTGCCCAACACGCCAAACTCACCATCCGCCGCCATCCTCGGCACGGGGCAGACGTCATCTTGAGCATTGAACGCGGCCAGTTGATGTGTCAAAGCTACCGCGAGTGCCAGGTATTGGTGAGGTTCGGCGAAAACGAGCCACGTCGATACTCTGCTTTGGGTCCCGAGGACAACTCCTCAGTGTCGCTGTTCATCCTCAACGTAAGCGACTTCCAGAAGCGGATGCAGGGCGTAGACAAGGTTCGCATTCAGGCCAACGTGTACCGTCAGGGGGCCCCTACCTGGGAATTCGATGTTAGCGGATTCGACCCCGACCGCCTCAAGCAATAGGCCGCACAGTACCTAAGTCTTCCAGCCCCGCTCTTGCGGGGCTTTGTTTTGATCACCACTAAAGCAACGCTTGACTTAAAGCTAAAGCACTGCTTAACTGGCCTCCAGTCGCCCAACGCAACCCCATCCCGGGGCCGGGCGCAGGAGATCACACATGGCCCGCATGTCCCTCGGCGCCTTCAAAGACCTGACGCCTTCCGCAGTGCTGATGCCCGACTTGGACGTCATCACGATCACCGTCGGCTGCTCCCGCATCCATGTCGATGCGGCAGAGGCTGAGCAGCTCGCGCTGGAGCTGCAGCGCGCGGCCCAAGCGCTGCGCATGAGCCGCACCACCGCCAAGCAGTACACCGACGCCCTGAGCGGCAAGGACGCGGCATGAGCGCCGTCGCCATCCTGGTAGACCCGCAGCAGCGCGGCCGCGCCGTAGCCGACGCTGTCCGCCTCGCAGCTCTGCGCATCGGACACCGCCCCGAATTCGCCAACACCGTCGCCGACCTGGCACGGCTCGACTTCCTGCGCGGCGGCAGCGCCGCCAGTGCCATCACCCGCATGAAGCGCTCTGCATGCCTCGGCCAGCAGCGCGCGAAGGTTGGTGCTGCATGAGCGCGCAAACGCCAGGCCCTTGGACCTACCAAGAACGAAGCGACGCCTACACGCACATCGTGCGCGGGCCCAACAACAGCCTCATCTGCCAGCTTGGTCAGAGCGCCGATCCCGAATTTGAAGCGAACGCCCGTCTGATCGCCGCCGCGCCTCAGCTGCTGGCAGCACTCGTTAAGGCCGAACGGATGTTCTACGAAATCGGGTTCGTCGCTGCGGCCGATAAGTCACGGCCAGAGAGCATCTGGAGCGAGATCAACGCAGTCATCGCGAAGGCAAACGGCGCGCGCTCATGACCGACCAGGACTTCTTCGCGCAGATGCAGATCGGCATCCCGCACATCCCCTCGCCCGCCGGCCCGGCACCGATCTTGATCGGCGTCGACCTGGCCAGCGGCCCCGACATGAGCGTTGAAGTCGGCCGTGCCGCTGACGGCACGTTCTACGCAGTCCCCCAGGAGCAAAAGCCGTGAGCACGCTTAAAGCCTTCTACGTCGACGATATGCCGACCATCTACGCCGCCGCGACCTCGGAAGAGGCGGCCCGCCTGTATCAGGACGACCACTGCACGCCCTGCGAGGACGACTACCCGCGCGAAGTCAGCGAAGACGAGCTGGACAAGGCGATTCCGGACTACGACCACAACGAGCAGCCGACCGGTGAGATGACCAGCATGCGCGCGTGGTTGGAAGAAGCCACCCCGGGCTTCCTGTGCGGGGCCGATTGATGCACCACCTGGCCCTGCCCTTCTACTGCGCCGTGATCGTCGGCGCCCTGATGGCGCTTCTCGCGCGCGCCATCTACACCGGTTCCGCCTCCTTCGTGCTGCTCGCCCTGGTCGGAATCGGCTACTTCGGGCTGGGAGGCATCAAGGACGCAAAGCGCTGCTGGCCGGCCTTCCGCGCCGAAATGAAGCGCCGCACCGACGAACGCCGCCGCCGGCCGCTGCCTGCCGACGATACGCACTGAGCAACCGCCCGGCCGGCGCTACCGGCCTCCCACGCCGGCGGGACTTCCACACAGCCGGCAACCCATCACAGGGAACCGCATGCGCAACCAGCTCGACATTTTCAAGGACGACCCGGTCCGCATGGCCAAGGCCAACCGCGAGGCCGCCGACCACGCGCTGACCGACAAGCAGTTCACCGAAAGCGAGCGCCAGGAGCGCGCCGCCTACTACACCCGCGAGGCAGAGCGCCGGGAATTCAGCGCAGCCCTCGGTGGCCAGCAGATCAACGGCGCAGAGGAGCCGCGAGCATGAGCAACGAGATTACGCCGTTAGGGACTTTTCATCTCTTGAGCAGCTTTCTCACGGAGCCATTCTCGTTGAAGTGCATTGGCGATGTGGCGGAGATTGTGGGAAAGCACCTGGACACTCTCGCCGGGCTCTTGCAGAGGGGTCTCAATCCAATTGTGCAGCGCCTTCCTCAGCTGCAGGATGTCATTGGCGACGCTCGTGTACCAAGGCGTGTCGACCGCGACAATGTATCGATTCTCAGGAATCGTCTGCTCAAGAAAAATCCTTCGCTGCTTAGCTGCATGCATCATCGCAACAGCTTGGGCCAGCGGTACAACGACAGATTTGGGAAGGTCGGGGCTAAAGGCGACGAGCTGAATAGCCGTGGTTGGGTCAATCAGACCTGTAGCTTTCGCGATTTGGTCGTACTCCCAAGCGCTGACCGTGCCATTCGCGTCCCGCGGAACACCGAGTGCTCCGCGAATGTTGACCTCTTGGATAAAAAGGTCATCGGCCAAAATCTGTGCGAGCACCTTGGCTTGCTGCCTACGCCGTCGCCTCGACACAACGATCGGCGTTGCGCCAACTATCAGAGCGACCAGGGCCGCAAAGAATGTGGCAAATGCGGCGAGAAAACCAGACACAGCAGACATTGCAGTCCAGTTCCATTCTGGCGCAGTGGCCGAGCTGACTATCGATTCAACGATCATCTGCGCATTCCTTTGAGGACCTTTTGCATGTTGCCACGGTTGCTGCGCGGCCGGAGGCAACTCATGGGTAAAACAACGCCTATCGGCTCAGTACCAGTCGGCGCCCATCATTTCGGACAAGACCGCCTCGGTCTTGGCAGCCGCGTCCTCCCGCGACTCCACAGCTATGTCCAAGCCCAATCGGCTTGGGCCGTAGACCACATGGAAGCCAATCATTGTCCCGCGGCCGAACCGGCCAATCCCATCGAGCACTACCCGGACCGTCACGTCGCGGCCCCTTATTTTCAGATTCCAGTCTTCTTGCCTGTGCATCCCATCACCTTCGCACCCGCTCCATTCGGATGCGTCTCTCTCCAGAGCTTACACAGCGCGCGCATCGCGAAGGATTCGACCAATGGCTGACGAAGGACTCCCGAACTGCCTTGCTGGTCTACTGGAGCAACCGAACCATGTCAGCGACGGCGCGCTGCATCTTTTCCTGGGTTCGCTTCAACAGTGCGTACGTGGCAACCCAAGCCTCACCCTCGTATATCACCGGGTCGTTGTCCCAGTGATCGGGACCAATGTACTCGCCCAGATCTTCGCTCAGTTCCCTGAAGTGGTAGTAGGCGCTCTGGGCGGCATGACCGGCAGCCCCCAGCATGCCGATGGAGGGCAAGACCTTTTCCAGTTCGGTGAACCTCTGACAGAGGTATTCAACGCCAAAGTCCACACCCGACTCATTAGTTCCAATGAATCCCGGCTTGCGCCCGCAATCAAGCTGTTCGAGCGCCCAAGTAAGTGTTCGTTTGGCCTTTTTGAACTCGGGAAGAACAGCCAAGGCAGCATTTCTCGCCGTCGCCGCCGCTGCTGCTCGCGCGTCGCGCTGGGAGCGGAAGAACAGCCAGACACTCACAGCTACGCCAAGCAGCGAACCCGCCCCGCTTACCCAATCGGCAACGTTACCCAGTTCCATGCTCGTCCCCTTCAGCGCCTGCCACAAAGATACCCAAATTCTCGGGGGGTGCACTGATGCGTGAGCACCTGCCAATCCTCGTGGCCTGCGAGTACAGCGACACCGTGGCGTCCGCCTTCCGAGCCTTCGGCTTCGACGCGTACTCGTGCGATCTGCGCGCCACCGAGGGCGACGCGCGCTGGCACATCCAGGACGACGTGCGGAACCACCTGCAGGCCGGCCGCTGGTTGGCCATGGTCGCCCACCCCTATTGCACCTACAACACGCTGGCCGGCATCCGCTGGATGTACCACCCCGACGACACCGCGCTGCCGCAGCCCGACCGCCGCCGGCATCCGAAGTATCCGAACCGCATGCGTGACTTTCTGGAGGGTGCACTGCTGTTCGCTGATCTGATGGCCGCGCCCGTGGAGTTCATCGCCGCGGAGAACTCCAAGCCCCACGGCTTGGCCATGAGCGTGCTGGGCCGGCCGACGCAGACTGTGCAGCCCTACCACTTCGGCAGCCCCTTCACCAAGGGCGCAACGCTCTGGCTGAGGAACCTGCCGGCTCTGGTGGCCAGCCACACGAAGGCGCAGGTGATCGAGCAGCACGGGAAGATCGAGGCCCGATGCCACCTGATGCCGCCTGGTCCGGATCGCGAGAAGGAACGTTCGCGCTTCGACCCCGCGATTGCCGCAGCAATGGCGCAGCAGTGGGGCAGCCACATCCTCACCGCCAAGAGTGCCGCCCGTATCTCTGTACCGCTGCAACTGGAGCATGCTGCTTGAACACCGCCACGTACCCCACCACCCCGGCGGCCGCCGCTGACGCCACCCAGTCGTCTTCGCCCGTCGCCGCGGTCGTCGCCACCATGCGTCGCCTAGGCGCCGCCGGCGCGCCGATCTCGGCAGACCAGGTGCGCGAGTGGAGCGACACCCTGCTGCAGGAGCTGTATACCCAGCCGCCCGTCCGCTGGGAGTACCGGCACCAGGGCGACTCGCGCCCCGGCTGCTGGATGACCGCGACCCCGGAACACGTCTATCACGCTCGTGTTCGCCGCTGGGTCGTCCGGGCCCTGTGGGAAACCCCGCGCGTCATCCAGCCCGAGCGCGACCACGCGTTCAAGGCTGGCGTGTGCACCAGATGCGGCGATCCCGAGGACTGGGCCGGCCCCGACTGCAAGCCGATGGTCAAACCCGTGGACCCGCGCACCCGCCTCCCCGTCGACCCCCGTTGGCTGGTCGAGCCCTTGAAATGGCTGCGCGATGCCGGGCCGCACCCGGTTGGCCGCTACGACAGGGAGCGCCGCGCCAGGGAAGCCGCCTTCCTGCTGGAAAAGATCGAAGCCCACATCCTGGAGTGCCAGAAGCCATGACGCAGAAACACATCAGCCATCCCGAAGGCCTGCCGAACTGCGCCGCCGGACACCGCGCGCGCCACATCCAAGACCTGCGCGGCCCAGCCGCCGGCGGCGGCCACCTGGTCGAGTGCGCATGCAGGGCGACCAGCAAGAGCCAGGATCCCGAGAAGGCCTTGGCCGAGTGGCGCCGAATCAACCGGCCGGCCCGCAGCGCGCGTCCGGCGCCCGCGCCGGAAGTCGCCGACAACGTGGTGCAGTTCAACCTGGGCTTGGCCGATCAGTCGACGCAGAGGCAGCGCGTGGGAGGCAATCATGGGCGCCGCTGAGCGAATGGAAGAACTGCTCTCGCTTGATCGCGTGCGCCAGATGACGGGCATGGGCACCACCTTCATCTATGGCGAGATCAAAGCTGGCCGTTTCCCGCGTTCGATCCGCATCGGCCGCCGCGCACTGTGGATACAATCCGAGGTGCAGGGTTGGGTTCGGCAGCAGATCGCGCAGAATCGACCGCTGTAGGTGGATGGGTAGCTGGGCGGGTAAGAAATGTTGAGACAACAAAAAAGCCCCTATTTCTAGGGGCTTTCTTGAACATCTGGCGGAGCGAGAGGGATTCGAACCCTCGATAGAGCTTTTGACCCTATACTCCCTTAGCAGGGGAGCCCCTTCAGCCACTCGGGCATCGCTCCGGGGTTTTCTCCGCGTCTGGTGCGGTGCACCTCAGCGGGGCGTGAATCATAACGTTAATCAGACGCGAAGGTAAAGCTTTTATTCGCCGGAATTTTCACTTCCGGTGCTGCCGGCTTCATCACCACGCTGGATGCGCTGGTAGATCTCTTCGCGATGCACAGCAACGTCCTTCGGCGCGGTGATACCGATACGCACCTGGTTGCCCTTGACGCCGAGCACGGTCACGCTGACCG